GTATGTAAAGCACTAGCACTTCCTATTAAATAATCTCTTTCAATATCGTTTGTTGAGATACCTATTTTAGAAGTAGCACTAATATCAACATCTGATTTAAAATATAGCTTAGCCATAATTAACCAAGGTCCTCCCAAACAGTAAATGCAGCATTCCCTCCTGCACCATATTGGTTTGCATTTACTTGGGCAGCATTTCTTGGAATTGCACCAAAACCTGCTAATCTTCTTTGTTGAAATTTATCCATATCTACGCTAGCTGCAGTTGCAGTATTACCTGGATATCTAAGATTATTTGCTCCTGGAGTATGTTGTACTATATCATAAATATCTGTTAGCTGGTACTGTCTTGTAGTTTGGTTAGTGCTGTAAGCGTATGTTGCAGTTGGTGTAGTTCCAGGATTACCAGGATTACCATTATGGCCAGGGTTATTGTAATTACCACCTCCATTACCTCCATTACCACCGTTAGCGATTAAGTTTGTATCATACACAGCATTACCACCAGCACCACCCGCATTAGGGTAATTTGGTGCATAATTTCCTTCAGTTCCTGCAGTTCCTAAACTATAAGGTACTGCATAAGGTTGAGTAACAGGAACACTCCAAAAACCATAACCTCCATGGCCTCCTATGCCTCCTTTGTTTGGTGCAGTTTGCTGATACCCGGCACCTCCACCTCCAGCTCCAGTCATAAATAAATGAATTTTATTTGTCCCTGGTTGTGCAGTAAAAGTTCCTGTAGCAGGTCCACTAAATGTAGATGTTTTAATCATTAACGAAGCTCCAGCTGAACCAGAGGATGCATCTGTAATTCTTCCTTGAGCATCAACAGTGATTGATGCAACAGTGTAAGATCCTGCAGTTACTGCAGTGTTTGAAAGTTGATCTGGACCAACAGCATCATTAGCAATTTTTGCACTTGTGATTTGAAGGTCTGAAATTTTTGCAGTTGTGATTGCGTTGTCAGCAATCTTTGCAGTTGTTACTTGATTTGCAGAAATCTTTGCACTTGTAATTGCATTATCATCAATTTGTGCAGTTGCGATAGTTCCACCTAAAGTGTTTAATGCTATTTCATTTAAATTAGTTCCATCAGAATAAGCAGCAACGATTGCAGCTTCGCCTGCAGTGAAACCTGTTCCACTTGCAGTTTTGATTGTTAAATTCGTTACACCTGTTACAGCAGTTAAATCAATAATATAAAATTTTTCAATTCCATCTGGGATTGTTACAGTAGATGCAGTTGTTAAAGTTCCAGTGAACTTTAAAACCATGTTTCTTGCATTTGATTCTGAAGCATCAGACATTGCAAGAGCAACTGTACCACCGTCAGAAAGTGCTATTGCTTCATAACCTGCAATCGCTTGTTGAATTAAGTTTAAGTTATTATTTGTTTTATCACCCCATTGACCAGCGTTTTCGCCAGTAACCATTAGTTCGAGTTTTAGATCTGTTGAGTAACTAGATGCCATAAATTTTGTCTCCTAAATAATTATAATTTTACCTTAATCATGCAGCTAAATCAACCTCTGTCCATACATTGGTTACGCCAGGATTGACCTCTTGCCATGATGTAACATTTACTTGACCGGTCGAAATAGTAGCCGAAATTCCTGTAACTGTTACATTTGCTACACCTGTAGCTGTAACAGAACCTAGAGAACCTGTCAATTCTATGCCTTCAACAGAGTACTTAGAGGCTTGATCTGCTTGACCTGCTGTAGCCGTTAATTCTTGTCCCGTTACAGGTTCAACAGTAGACTGAATTAGAGATATATCTCCTATAGTCATTGAAGCCGAAATACCCGTTACAGGCACTTCTAATTTAGGTTCAGGGACTACTTGACCAATACTACCTGATAATTCAATTCCTGTTACATCTATATTTGCGTTTCCAGTTAAAGTTAAAGATCCTGTTAATGCATCTAACTGATCTTCAGAAGCTAGTACAAATATATCTTGGTCAATTTGAATTGAGAACGAAGGGTCTGCAAAAGTTGATGTAAGTTCTAATCCAGTGATAAGTTGAGTACCATCTGAAAAACCAATTGCATTTCCAATTGATGAAGATAATGAAATACCGTTTAATTGAACTGAATATGCATCACCCCAAGCTAAACTTCCCCAAGCGTCTCTACCCCAACCCGCTCCAATTAAAAACTGATCATCAATAGTAACACCACCTGCTGTTGTGGTTAATTGTGAACCAGTTACATCTTGTTGAATACCTCTTGCAATATCTTCCTCTCCTATAGAAAGAGTAGCTTGAATTCCAAATACGTTTGGATTAGAAGAAGTACCTCCTGTAGCTTGGCCTACAATACTTGTAAGTTGAGATCCTGTTACATCAACATCAGCGTTTGCTTGAGTTGTTGATTGTTCTGTAGATGTGGTTAATGATATGCCACTGACTGAGACGGTTTCGTCAGATAGGTCTCCCCAATCTGATGCTCCCCATGTTTTATTACCCCATCCAGTGGCCATATCATTTTATTTCCTTAATTATGCAATTCTTAAGATTGCAGCAGAAGTTGTGAATGCAGGGAACTGGATTGTAAATGTTCCAGATGTTGCAGTCTTGTCTCCACCGAAATCTAACACAGCAACTGCTTCAGTAGTACCTGTACCACCGTCAGTTGTTGTATTGTAAATTAAAGCACCTTTTGCTGTTAATGTAACTCCAGTGAAAGATAATTCAGCGAAGCTAGTAATAGCCACACCAGAGGATACTTTAACACCTTGGTTAACTAAAGCTTTACCACCTGCAGTGTAACCTGCTGGTGAAGATACTTCAGAAGTTGATGAATAGTTAGTTGTTGATGCACCGATTGATGCAGCAGATGTGTACATTGCTAATTTAAATGTATCTGCAGCACTATCAAAATCATGCTCACCAGCTAACAATTGCTTTTTAAATGAATTGCAAATTGCATTAGTTGTAATAGCCATAATTATTCTCCTTTAATTTTATGGTGATGGTGATGGAACCTTTATTCTAGGCACACCACTATCGTATTCTCCTCGTCTTCTTCTACCCATTTGTTGCAGAGCAAAAGCTTGTACTTCTTCATCATACTTGCTTTTATAAAGTGTGTAAAGATCTTGAGGACCTTTAAGGTAAGAAAAAGCTTCAGTTAAGACACCATGTAACAACATTGTTTCTTGATAAGTTGATAGATATGTATTTGTTGAACTATCAAAATGTGGTGGGTCTTTAATGAAGTTGATTTGAATAGTGTAAGCTGAATCTGGTGTAGGTGCTACTAATATATTAAAGTCATCCCAATTAGCATAAAACTTAGGCTCGCCTGTAGTACCTCCACTGTTATATTCAGATATAAAACTTGTATCTCTTCTCTCAAGAAAAGTTCTGTTAGAACCATTTATCATTTGTACTGATCTAATAATCATGCAATCAGCAGGTAAACTGACGTATCTGTTTCCAGATGTAAAAGTAGATGTAGAGTATTTTCTTAAATCATCATAATCTACTTGACCTGCAACATTAAGCTCTGTGGCTCTAATAAATTTATCAATAATAGAATCAGTTAATACATTAGAATCTACTTCTGTATAATCTCTTACCTGTGTTAAAAATGCTGAATATGTAATTGCCATTATGATATATTAATCTGGCCTCCCATTCCAGAATGATTTTGACAGTAATAATACAACGGATTTGTTGTGCTTCCAGTAACTGCAATTTCAATATATGCTCCAGGGTTTCCAGGAGATCCAACTTTAGTTACACCTGTTGTATATTCCGATCCACCTCCATGTGTTCCATTGGAAGTTTCAGAAAAAAGTAATGGATGAGCACCGTTTGATGCATCAGATTGATCAAATCTATATGTATTACCAATTGTAAAAGATAAAGTTGGTTTTTGTACTCCATCAATATAAAAACCTCCACCAATACCTGCAGGAACTGTCACTGTGTAAGTTGTTAAAGCTGTTGTAACAATAGTAACATCATTTGTTGAAATATTTCCAGAAACTGATGCAGTATTTACAATTACATCTGCATCAGCTCCAATTATATTTACTTGTCCAATAAATGAATTTAAATTTCTTTTTCTGTTTTGTAATGCTGGATCTGCTGGAGTCATTCCAGAAGAATCAAAAGCAAATTCACCAGGTAAAGATAAATCAGCTGTAGTAAATCTAGATCCTCCAGAAAGTAAATTAAAATCTTGAGGTCTTGCATTTCTTAATGCAATCGCATCTGCCTTAACTGTTTTTCTTCTTATTTGTGGATGTTTAGGTTCAAATTCAGATATATGTACTAATGCACCTGTCCACTCTCTA